CATTATTACGCTCCTTTTAATTTTTTTAGTTTGTAGCAACTCAGTTCAAATTGAGGCTTCACACCACTTCGATGTGCGATGGTACTAAATTGAATGCCTTCTCCATATTTTGCTTTCAACCGCAAAACATCCGGATGGTTGGGTTTCCAAGTTGCTAATAGTTCTTCCAAGGTGTTGTAAAATATAGACTCATAGTATTGAATCATGTTTTATCTCCACACCCTACCAATGATAATGTCTGAATATGGAAGCGCCTCAATCCACTTGCAGAATTTTACCCACTCATCCAGCTCATGATTTCTTAGCATGGGATAAATACCGGCCAGCACTTCGTAATTCAGCATGACTGTCCATTTTTGGTTATAAGAAGAGGGAAGAAGCTGAGTCATCTGCCACCATGCCCGTTTCGCAAGCTCTGTCCATTCGGAACCTCTTGATTTAAAATCAAGATATCTATCCCTAGCTCCATTGAGAGCAGAAATTACACATCCCATTGTTTTAGCCGGAGCATATATTGCGTCAGCATCAGTAAACTGTTCACCCCACATTCCAAAATTCAAAAGATGTTCTGTGCTAAAATCTGACCACTCAAATTCCTTCGCAGTAATCTTATGCATCGTGCTACAAGAGTTCGCAACAGTTCCAACCTCGTAGGTATAAAAATCTTTCCACCAATACAGCGGAGCCGTGATGTCCAGATTCACCGTAATCATTCGCCGATACCTCGTATCCGCAAGTCGCATCATCAAATCGTGATCTGCTTTACCGAGCTGCCAGGAATGATCGTATGTATGCTCGCAGGAATCATAATTGGCACAGTTCTCACATCCGATACCATCATCCCCACCTTTGCAGATTCCACTATCGGATTTCTCCCAACTGTTCATCGGGTTCCGTATCCCTCGAATAGCATGTTCCCAACCCATAACTTCAACGTTTTCAATTTTAATCATTGTCTTCTCCTTTCATGGGTTCCGGTGCGACTTTAATTTGATACTCCAGTTCTTGAGCCATTTCCTTTAAAAATCGAACCATAGTATCTTCAAACTGATCGGTTATAAAATGATGAAAATCATCTAATGTAACTTTACGAGCTAACCTATACCATTGATGGCAGTATCTTTTATCCATCTGAATAACGATAGAATTTGTTAAGACTTCATATCTCCAAAGAACTTCAAAATGGCGTTCTCCGAGTTCTTTTAATAAACGCTCAATCGTCATCGTTTTTTCCTCTCTATGTCTCTTGAAATTATACCTTTATCGTCCAGCTTTCTTTTTATCTCGATAAGTTCCTTCTGATAAAAATCTTCCCTGCGGGCTATTGTTTTATCAGCCAGTTCTGTAAATATGGTTCCGGTAAAGTTTAAACCAACTCCATAATACTTATAACGAATGTGCCCGGATTCTTTAACAGTGTCTATATATTCCTTTCCCGGCAGGTCGATTTTACTAACTGAAAAAACGTGATTTAAAAATGATATTTCATCACATATCCGTTCCTCACTACCAGCATAATCCCATGTCCAATAGGTTTCCGTTGTATAGTAAGTATGGGTTTTTCCATTCATAGTTGTTGTATGTGCAACCTGGCGAGTATGCATTGTATATCGTTCTTTCACTTTTTCAATATAAATGTATTCTCCACCAATTTCAGGATATGTAACTGTATCGACTGCTTTCAAATCGCCATATACAAAAGCGTTCCCGGCATTCGTCCTCATTCCATACTCAAACAGTTCCTGCGATTCTATTTTTATTGCCTTGTTGTATTTTTCATTTTTATCCAATTGATAATCCGAAATTTTTCCAGCGTTAAGGACTCCAATCAGAAGCATAATAGCGACAATCGATACACTTACCAGTATTTCCCGTTTCGTAATCTCGAAATTTCCGAAGTCAAAACTTCTACGCTTGCGTCCTCTCATAGCTTTTACTCTCCAAACAGATTCTGCGGAGCATCGGCAGGAGCACTATAATCAAGATAGGTATATTTCCGAACCTCATATCCGAGAATATTGAGAAAAAATCTTGTCGGGAATTTGCGTATATATCGGTTGTATTCTTTTACCTGCTTATTGTAGTTACTCCGATATTCTGCAATTAAATTTTCTGTAATTGAAAGTTCATTCATTAACTCTTTATAATTTTCATTAGATTTTAATTCTGGATACGCTTCTGACACCGCTGTGATAGCTGTAGTAACGTTTTCGATATCACCGGTAGATCCTCTATTTTCAACAATCGCCGTCAATGTTTCCGCTTCATGCTTATCGTACTGCTTAACACAATTAGCAAGGTTGTAAACCAAATCTACACGTCGTTTTTCCTGAACTTTAATGTCAGAATCAGCAGTATTAACTTGCTCTTCCAAGGTAAATGCTCTGTTCTGGGAACTCTGTATACAAAACACACCTAACAAAATAATAGTAATAATACCAACTGCTACAATTAAAGCTACTTTCCAGTTGTTTTTAATTGTTTTCATGATTTTTTCTCCTTTTTACTCTTCTGAATTTATCCACGCTCTTTATCGTTCCTGTATTCTTGTTGATAATGCGGTAATAGAATTCCGTCTCCTCAACCAACATCCAATCTTTACAGTTTAAATAATGAGCAGATAAGCATTCTTTTTGCTCTCTGGTTAATTTTTTCGGCTGCTTCATGTGGTTTTCTCCTTGCTAAAACTGGTTTTCTTTGATTTGGGGAATACCAGCTTTTGATAAATTTCTTTGGCCTCTTCTCCCTGATAGGCGTTGATGATTTCGACTTTGCCTTTCTCCTGCTTTCCAACAATCAGAACACCAACATCTTTTCCATGAGAAAAATCCCAACTCACGATAACACTATCTGTTGATTTCATTCGTCATCACCTCCCCAAGTTTATTTTTGATGCGTCCTAAGATATCCTCCACCAATTTTCTCGTATTCGGATGCAGTTTTATATAGTTTTTGTGTTCTTCATACCAGGAGAAAACTTCCAGCAAGTTTCCTTTAAACCAACTAAAGGACCACCAATCGCAAATCATCTCCAGAATATAACAGTAAGGCATCTCTAAAATGATTTCGCCTTCTTCCGGATCATCGTTAATCAGTACCCAATACTGCCAATGATGAGGGTTGCGATGAATGTGTAATAACCAAGCTTTTCTAAAATCCTCAACTACTGAATAAGAGCGATTTCCTCCATAAAAGTAAATATCATAGGGGCCGTATTCATCAGCCTCCGTTTTGGATTGGTCATGTGCAAATACGATATTATGCTCCGCGCCGCTGGCTTCCGTGATCTTAGGGAGATTTTTCTGCAACCAGCGAAATCCTGCTTCAACGTTAGATTTATGCTGCGCCAAATATCGATCGTATTGGTAACTCATTTTTTCTTTTCCTCCCACTTCATAGGTTTCTGGGAATTGAGATTGTATCCATAATCCAGACACTCATTACATGGGTCGAATTTTTCTCCCAATTCCTTGTGTTTACAGGTTTTACAATACTTTTTAAAATCCACTTCCAAATACTCTTCGTTCATGGTTGATCTCCTTTCACCACTTCACAAACCTCGATTCATTAAAATCTCTCTTATCTTTCAGTGCCTTACTAATTGCCAAATCAATCCCACTACGAGATTTCAAGTGATAGTAATACAAATCTTTGAATGGCGTATTCAACCTGTCTATTCGCCCCGCAGATTGCTGCATGATTTTGTAAGAATAGTTCTGTGAGTAGAATATAATGGTATCTGTCTTGATGCAGTTCCATCCTTCGGCTCCAGCATTGTATTGAACAAGATATACCCAGCTTTTTGACTCTGGAATTGGCTGGTGCTTATGGCCATTCCACTCCGCGATTTCAAAAATCCCATCATCTTCATAAATTTGAAACAACCCCTTCAAAAGCTCCAGCTCATAATCAAAGTTGTAAAATATAATGGCTCTGGGATGCTTCTCTACAATTTCCATCAAGGCGATCTGTCGTGACTCGTCCGTATTCACGATTTTCCGCCATACATAGCAAAGACCGGCGGCATTCGCAATCGGCTCATTCTTATACGGGTCCCATCGTGTTCGTCCAACATCTTTGTATCGCTCTATGCTGTATCGAACAAATATATCTTCGTGATGAGAAACCGTCTGACGCTTGAAATCCATATTCACCAAAATACAATTTCTGAGTCGAATCAATCTCCCAGTATTCAAATATCGGTCAATCTTTGGGTATTTACTGAATCGACTATAAACCACATGTTCTCGGATGAATTCTGTCCGGTTTTTGTAAAACCCATTTGCGATGAATACCGGAATATAATCCTGCCAGGTATCTCCCGGAGTTGCAGACAATAGAATCCACTGATTTGATTTGGTGATTTTCAAAAACGCCTTCACCCAAGCTCCGGAGCCTATCACTCTCTGCTCGTCAAATATAAAGAAAGCATCCTTTACATCCTCGTACTTCTTGATATTATTCCAGGAATCCACGACAATCTGATTTGAATATAGATTGACATCCTCGTGAACCGAAAGAAGGAAGGGCGAAAGATCACCCTCCCATTCCATCGTGTCCCGCTTTCTGGCTGTTGTGATGATGTATAAGTCCTTTGGGGGATCGTCCATCGCAACATAATCCTCAACCCCCATCAAGCAATCCGGATTTCCGCCATTCTGGAGATAGTAATAAGCTAATGCTGTTCTTGATTTTCCGCTTCCAACGCCGCCACACAGAATACAACCATTTCTCATTTTTTTTACTGCTGCTATTTGATAGTCATACAATTCAACGGCCATTCCGTTGCTCCTCAAGAACCGCTGTTATGCTGTTTTTCAGGTTCGCCATATCCGAATACATCTCGTTTTCATTCTTCGTGCAGTCATCTTCTATGGGAGCCATATTTAACAGACTATCCAGCTCTTTTTCTAATGCTTTCAATCGTTCATTCACGCTTATCCCTCCTCATAAACTTTCATATACTGTGAAATAATCTTCTCATAGTCCACACATCTGAAAAATATATAGGTGTAAACCAGTAATTCTTCAAATCATCAGCCATAGTCATTGGTTTGATCAAAGAATTTCCAACTTTAAAATACCCAGCAATTCCTAGAAGAGAAAGTTGAATATAGCACATCAAAGCTGGAACTTCTTCAATGTCTTGTCCGGAAACTAATAAATGGTTTTGATAATTATAATTTTCTTTTTCTAGTTGCTTTCGTGCTTCGTGAATAGCAGCAATCAAGTTGGCTCCCGCTCCGCAACATGGATCGTTGATGGTAATATAGCCATCTTTCCTTACTTTCTCAGTTACATCCGTAATGGTGATTTTTGCCATAAGCCGACACATGTCATAAGGAGTAAATATTTGTTTCAACTCATCGTAGCCAAGATTTAAGCTCATATACATCTTTCCTAAAAAATCCTGCTCCGGATTCATTTCTAAAGACATGACCAGATTTGCAAACAACTGTGGAAAAAGTTCCTGTTTTGACTTACTGTAATGGCGAATGATATCCAAGTATCGTTTCTCTCGCTCATCAAATTGAGATTTGTCCACAGAATTTGATATAGAACAAGCCGACATAACAATAAAGTCTTTCCAAATATCCCACGGTCTGTTTTTTTCTGAAACAAGTTGACGAAAGATGTTCATAAATTCTTTCTCATATCTGTCGGGTTTGAAAGTGGGAAGATTTTTCATTTTCGGCTTCGGTGATAAGCTTACTTGAG